GTGGATAATGACTGGAATGGATTGGCTGATTTGATAGCAAATCTTATTACAAAATATGCTGGAGTTTTAGATTTAGATAATCTTCCAAATCCAACTCCAGTAAAAAATACAGAAGGTAAAAATAAATTTGACATGGCAAAAACACAGATTGAGAAAAAGCAATAAAAGTGATATAATATACTTGATATATAAGTCCAAACTATAATTGGTAAAATATAAAGATATAGAAAAAGGATATTGAGGTTAATGCTATGTCAAAAGAAAAAATAAAAGTATACCTCTATACAAGAGTATCTACATCAATACAGATAGACGGTTATTCTTTAGAGGCACAAAAATCAAGAATGAAGGCTTTTGCTCTCTATAATGATTATGAGATTGTTGGTGAATACGAAGATGCAGGTAAGTCTGGAAAATCTATAGAAGGTAGAGTTCAGTTTACTCGTATGATGGAAGATATAAAATCCGGAAAGGATGGAGTGTCTTTCGTTCTTGTATTTAAATTATCGAGATTTGCAAGAAATGCTGCTGATGTTTTATCAACTCTACAAACAATGCAAGATTTTGGAGTCAATTTAATTTGTGTTGAGGATGGGATTGATTCATCCAAAGATGCAGGCAAATTGATGATTTCAGTTTTATCAGCTGTTGCTGAAATTGAAAGAGAAAACATTCGTGTTCAAACAATGGAAGGTCGCATTCAAAAGGCAAGAGAGGGAAAATGGAACGGAGGGTTTGCCCCGTATGGGTATCAGCTTGTCGATGGAAAACTGTTTATCAATGAAGAAGAAGCTGTAGCTATAAGAACTATTTTCGATCAATATGTTAACACAACCATTGGAGCGAATGGACTTTCTAAATACCTAGAAAATCATGGAATAAGAAAAATTCCAAGACAGAATGGGAAAAATCCATTATTTGATGCGGTTCTTATAAGAAAGATATTAAAGAATCCGGTATATAACGGGAAGATAGCCTTTGGAAGAAGAACTTTAGAAAAAGTTCATGGTACAAGAAATGAATATAAGCAAGTTGAACAAGATGAATATTTAATAGCTGAAGGTATTCATGAAGCAATAATTTCTGATGAGTTGTGGCAGGCTGCTCAGGTTAAGTTAAAATCTCAAGCAAAGAAATATGAGCATGTGAATAAGGGAAAAGATGTTAGAACTCATTTGTTATCAGGAATTGTAAAATGCCCGATATGTGGAGTGGGAATGTTTGGAAACAAGTGTATCAAGAAAAAGAAAGATGGTACAAAGTATAAAGATTTTTATTATTATGGCTGTAAACATAGGCAGATGATAAGAGGTCATAAGTGTACTTTCAGTAAGCAGATCAGAGAAGAATTGTTAGATGATGCAGTTGCTGAGGTAATTATAAAGATAGTAAGCAATCCCAAATTTGCTTCTATGATGCAAGAAAAAATCAACATGAAGGTGGATACCTCTGAAATAGAAAAAGAAATAGATAATTATCAAAAAGAACTGCGAAAAAGCCATTCCACAAAATTTAAGCTAATTGAGGAAATAGATAATTTAGATGTTGATGATAGGCACTATAAGCGAAGAAAACAGGACTTAGATGATAGACTCTATCGTATGTATGACAAAATTGAAGAATTAGAGTCGCTGTTAATTGATGCGAAAGCAAAGAAACAAACTATTGAAGCTGAAAAACTTACAGGAGACAATATATATAAGGTTCTGATTTATTTTGATAAACTCTACAATGTAATGAATGATGTAGAGCGTAGGCAGTTAATTACATCATTGATTTCTGAAATTCAAATTTACGAAGAAAAGCAACCGAATGGGCAATGGCTAAAATCAATTACTTTTAAACTTCCTATCATCGTTGAAGATTTAAATATAGGTTTGGACAATAATGAGCAAGTTGAAACAAGTTTTTTTATACGGGGAATGCTGATACAGTCAAGGACGCATTAACTAATGCGGTATGGGATGAGGCGAAGATTAAGACTGTAAGACTTGATGACGGTTCATCTGATATAGATACGCTTGACGCTATGGAGTACAGTATTGAGAGATACGCTAAAAGGTTGGTGAGTATGTAGATGTGGCTGTTTGATTTTTTAAAAAAGGTGGTGAGAGGTCTGTTTAGTAAAGATAATGTGAAAGATGCTTTAAATGTTGAAGTGAATATTTCAAATAAGATGGCGAATGCAATTAAGCTATGGTCTAAGATGTATGAGGGTAAAGCTGATTGGGTAAAGAAAGACGTTTATTCGTTGTCGCTCCCCTGCTCTATTGCTGCTGAGCTTGCAAGGCTAACTACAATCGAGATGAAATCTGAAATAGTGGGAAGTGACAGGGCAAATTTTATGAACGAGCCTTATCAAAATCTTATAGACAACATCCGCATACACCTTGAATATGCACTTGCTAAAGGCGGTATGGCTTTTAAGCTGTTCATATCTGATGGTAAGATTGCTATTGATTGTGTACAGGCTGATATGATATATCCTATTGAGTTTAACAGCTTTGGTGAGCTTATATCTTGTATTTTTGTTGATAGCTTTACAAAAAATGAAAAGACTTATACAAGACTTGAATATCATAGCTTTGAAAATGGCAAATGTACGATAATCAACAAAGCTTATATGAATGAATACGGATCAGATATATTGGGCTCTGAGATAAAACTTGAATCTGTGAGCAGATGGAAAGATATTGAGCGTGAGATAACTATAGACAATCTTACGAAGCCTTTATTTTCATATTTTAAAGTACCTATGGCTAATACTATTGAGAGTAACTCAGATATTGGTGTATCTGTCTTTTCTAAGGCTGTAGATTTGATTAAAAAAGCTGATGAACAGTATTCAAGGATATTGTGGGAGTATAAAGGCAGTGAGCTTGCTGTTGATATTGATGAAAACTGTTTTAAAGATGATATGGAATTGCCTGAATATTCTGATAGGCTTTTTAGAAAATTAGATATTCAAGGTAGAGCTAACGATTTTTATTCTGTATTTTCTCCTGCTATTCGTGACAGTTCACTTTTCAATGGGCTTAATAAGCTGTTACAAAGGGTTGAATTTGCCTGCGGACTGGCTTATGGTACTTTATCAGATGTACAGGAAACAGCTAAGACGGCTACTGAAATTATATCATCAAAGCAACGTTCATATGCTACTGTGTCTGATATTCAAAAGTCGCTTAAATCTACACTTGAAAATCTTATTATCTCAATGGATGATTTGTGCAGCTTATATGATTTAGTCGGTCAAGGTGAATATGAAGTAAGCTTCGAATTTGATGATAGCTTAATAGTCGATAGTGGAGCAGACCAAGCTATAATGCTACAGGAAGTCGCAGCAGGAATAATCAAGCCAGAAATATATCTGATGAGAAGATACGGACTTACTGAGGAACAGTGCAAAGATTATATGCCGTCTGAAAAGATAGAGAAAGAACCTGATGATGTAGATGAGGAGTGATAATATATGCTAACTCCTGATGAGCTTAAGATCGTCCCAGACAATATTGTAAAGATATATCAAGATTTGGAAGATGATATTATTTCTGATATTGCAAGAAGATTACAAAAGGCGGGTGAAATAACAGATACCGCTGATTGGCAGATGTATATGCTCGGGCAAATGGGAAATGACCTTGAAGAGATAAAGAGCAAGATAACTAAGACTAATAAGATGAGCAAGGATGAAGTCGATAAACTATTTATAAATGCAACGAATAGGAGTATGTATTATGAAAATATAGCTTATAAAAAGGCAGGTAAAAAGACGCTTAGCTTATATGATAGTCCAACAATGATGAAATTCGTTGAGGCTAATGCTAAAAAGACTCACGGCGAACTAAAGAACCTTACTAAGTCGCTTGGCTTTAAGTCGGGCAATGGTTTTAAATCGGTCGCTAAGACTTATCAAGATACATTAAACTATGCTCAGTTTCAAGTGGCAAGTGGTGCATTTTCATATCAGGACGCTATAAGAAATGCTGTAAGAACATTAACAGAAAGCGGACTAAGAGTGGTTGATTATGAAAGTGGAGTATCTAATATGCTTGATGTAGCTGTTCGGCGTGCTACTCTTACAGGAATTAATCAGACGGTAGCTGAAATGACATTAATGCAGATGAAAGAGTCTGATGGCGAATTTGTAGAAGTTACGGCACATATGGGGGCAAGACCTGACCATCAGATGTGGCAAGGCAAGGTATATCATGTCGGCGGTGATAAGGACGGATATCCTGATTTTGAAGAGTCTACTGGATATGGTACAGGTGCAGGGCTTTGCGGTTGGAATTGTCGTCATAGTTTTTCAGTTTTTTTTCCTGATGTTTCTAAAAGAAACTATACAGATGAACAGCTTAAGAATATAGATCCTCCGCCTGTTGAATTTGATGGCAAAACTTACACATATTACGAAGCTACTCAAAAACAAAGACAGATCGAGCGTATGATACGAAAGACGAAAAGAGAACTTGTAGCTTTGGACAGTGCTGGTCTTAAATCTGATTTTACTGCTAAGTCTGTAAGACTACGAAAGCAAAAAGATTTATATGTTGATTTTAGCAAATCTGCTAAACTGAAAACAAGAAATGAACGCCACCAAGCGTACGGATTTAATAAGTCTGTGGGTAGTAAGAGCTCTTGGGCGAATAGGAAGAATATTGATAAAAATATTGTTGATATGACATTGAATAAGGGGTATAATAGCGTTAAAGAAACTAACTACGATATAGCTGTTAAGAAAGTGCTTGACCACGGCAAGAATACAGGAAATGAGGGCTTGATGTGGTTAGATTTGAATGGCAAAGAGATATTGCCGTTTAAAACAGGAGACAACAGCAGTGTAGCTATCTCACAAGCAACAATGGACTACCTAAGGTCGCTAAATAAAGAAACTGTTATATCTTTGCATAATCATCCAAAGAGCAGTTCATTCTCTTCTGCTGATATGAGCATAGCTTGCCAGTTAGAAAGTGTCAAAGAAATGAGAGTAATAGGACATGACGGTACAAAATATTTCTTGGAAGTCGGTAATGGTGCAAGACCTGAATTTCATAAAATAGACTATGAATATGCGGTCGCACAAAATAATTTACAACCAAAATACCAACAGATATTTGATAAAACAAAAGACGCACAATCTACTTGGAAAGAGCAATCGCATGAAATAAACGAGGGGCTCGCTAAGCTCTTCGGATGGAAGTATAGGAGGGAATTACCATGATAAAAAGAAATGAAGATGTGAAAATTCCTGATGAATTTGTTCCTGACTACTCTTTATCAGACGAGGAGCAAAAGAAACAGTGGGATGAACACAGAGAGGAATGTCAAAAAGCATTAGATAAATTATTCGAACAAGAGTAAAATAATCATTAGTATTTTAAAGCACCTTGCAAGGTGCTTTTTGTCTTTGGGCAATAGACGTTAAACAGGTCTATTTTTTATGCTAAAATTCGCTTTTATCTAAGCGTTAATTAGATATGTATTAGTGGTCCGTTACACACGTAAAACAACGTATATACAAGAAAGGTGGTAAATTACAAATGAAAAGAGAATTTTTAAAAGAATTTGGTCTTACTGATGAACAAATTGATAAGATTATGGCTGAGAATGGGGGCGATATTCAAAGGGAACAAGAGAAGTTAAATGAGAAAGTAAAAGAGCTTGAGATTGTGAGCGGTCAACTTACTGATGCTAACAAGACTATCAAATCTTACAAGGATATGGACATTGATAAGATTAAGCAATCATCAGCTGAGTGGGAAGAAAAATACAACAAAGCAATGGGTGATTTAAAGACTGAAAGAGAAAGTAATCTGCTTGATAAGTTGCTATCTGCCGTAAATACTCATGATGCTGATGTTGTAAAGGGATTGCTTAAAAAAGAAGAATTAGTTTTTAAAGATGATAATGTGCTTGGTCTTGATAAGCAGATAGAAACGCTTAAAAAGGACAAGCCTTATTTATTTAAAGAAGATAATACAGACGGAGATAAGAAGCCGCCAACATTTACATCTTCTGCTAAATCAAGTACAAGTGGCGGAGATGATAAACCTACTACATTAGCAGGTGCAATACAACAATTTTATAAAAAAGATTAAGAAAGGATGATTTAACATGCCAATAACATTAGCTGAAGCTAAAAAGAACGTACAAGATGATTTACAAATGGGGGTTATAGATGAATTTAGAAAAAGTAACTTCATTTTAAATAACATCACTTTTGATGACGCAGTATCTCCAACAGGTGGCGGTGCTACATTAACTTATGGATATACAAGACTAAAGACACAACCAACCGCTGCATTTCGTGCTATTAATACAGAGTATACACCGCAAGAAGTAACAAAAGAGAGGGTTACTGTCGATTTGAAACAATTCGGCGGTTCTTTCCAAGTTGACCGTATCATAGCGAATATGGGCGGGATAGCAAGCGAAGTTGATTTACAACTTAATCAAAAAATAAAAGCAACTCAAGCACTCTTTAATGATACAGTGATAAACGGGGATAGCGGAGTTGTTGCTGATTCATTTGACGGACTTGAAAAAGCTCTTACAGGTTCATCTACAGAGTATAAGCCAAGTGCTGTAATTGACTTGTCAACTGCTGAAATGGTGACAAAAAACTATATGTACTTTTTGGATGCTCTTGATGAATTTTTGATGGGGTTAGATGGTACTCCATCAATGATTGCAGGAAACACAAAGATGATAGCAAAATTAAGAGCTTGTGCAAGACGTGCAGGAATGTATCAAACAACTAAAAATGACATAGGTATACAGGTGGAATATTACGGACCGACTCCTTTTGTTGATTTAGGAGCTAAACCTGGAACAAACGATCCTGTTGTAAAAATCGATACTGCAACAGGAAAGACATCACTATATGCTGTTCGTTTCGGCATGGACGCACTTCATGCTGTATCAATGGCAGGACAACCTCCAATCAAAACTTGGTTGCCTGACTTTACTACAGCCGGAGCAGTAAAAACTGGAGAAGTGGAAATGGTTGCGGCAATAGCATTAAAAGCTACTAAGGCAGCAGGAGTATTTAGAGATATAAAAGTAAAATAGGAGGATGATACAATGGCTAAAGTTTATGCACCTAATAAAGACTATAATGGCGTAACTGCAAGCGTGCCATTTACTAACGGGGTTGGATTTTCATCCAATCCATATTTGTTAGACTGGTTTAAAGAACACGGGTATGAAGTGGAAGAGGAAGATGATATTGCTGAAGCGAAGTCTGAGGCAAACACTGATATAAGTCAATTAAGTTATGAGGAACTTAAATCATTGGCTAAGGATAAAGGTGTAGATGGTTATCACAAAATGAAGAAAGAAGAACTGCTTGACGCTTTAAAGGATAGTGAGTAAGATGTTCAAGGTGGATTATAGCTATTATAAAAATGAATATGGTGGAAAGTTAAGCGAGGGCGAGTTTCGTCCTCTTTGCATTTCTGCCTGCTCACTTGTTGATATGTACACTTTTAATCGAATAAGGTCCGATAATGTCATAGACGAGGTAAAAAACGCTGTATGCGAGCTTGTAGATTTTATCAATGCTCGTACAGATGAAAAAATCATAAGCTCTGAGAAGATAGGACAAGGTAGTGTTACTTATGATACGAAGTATGAAAAAAGCCTTGATAGCTCGGCTTATGATATTGTTAGAAAGCATTTAATCCATACTGGGCTAATGTATAGAGGTAAGTGATATGTTTTTAAACAGTGATATAACTATATTTTTAAATAGTGATATAACTATATATAACAAGGTCTATGACGAGGATAAAGGATATGACATATATCAAAGAACAGTAATAAAAGGTGTACACTTTGAAGATAGTAAGGGAGCTAATGTCATAAAATCAGGACTTGAAAATGCTGATAGAGCATGGGCATATGTACCTTTTAAGGCGGATATGTCAAGGCAGTATATAAGTCCGATAGAATTTAAAAAACTTGATGATAAGTCAAAGTATTTTACGTTTGAAAAAGGCGATAGACTTATTAAAGGTGATATTGATTTTGAACCTACTACTGAAAAAAGTATCGATGAAAACTTTGACGCATTTACTATTACAAGTGTTGATATATTAGACTTTGGAAGTGAAAAGATGAGACATTTTGAACTGGGGGCGAGATAGATGCTTATCATATTCGACAACTTAGAACGTATGCTTGCAAGACGTAATCTTGAGACTAATGGCAAAGTGCAAAAATTCATTGATAGCGAAGTAATAAGGCTATCTGAGCCTTACACACCTTTTGATACAGGTTATCTGAAAAATAATGCTCCAAAAATAGGTACGAGTATAGGCTCGGGCGAGGTAGTATATAATGCTCCTTACGCAAGACGTCAATACTATGAAAACAGGGGCAACGGTCAAAGGGGCAAGATGTGGTTTGAGCGTATGAAAGCAGACCATAAGGATGAGATATTAAGCGGTGCATTAGAGGTGGCTAAAAAATGATAGATGAACTCAGAGATTATATAAGGTCGTGTCCTCTTATCAATAAGAAAAAGAAGCTGTATATTGATTATCTTGGAACTGATACAGGCGAATATACTATCGATATTATGCCGGGTGAAAGTGTAGTAAAAAAATATGCTGATGGCGGAAGTCTGAGAAAGCTCGTATTCGTATTCGGTAGTAAGGAGTATTACGGAAGTGATATCAGGACGAACATCGAAAACAGCGGATTTTACGATAAGTTTCAAAGATGGATTGAAGAACAAAACGATATAGGCAATTTGCCAAATATCGAAAATGTGCAAAGTGTTAATTGTGTTACCTATGGCTATCTGTTCAATACTGATGGAGCAGATAAGGCAAGGTATCAAATACAAATGGAAATGATATATTATAAAGGAGCGTAAAAAATGAAAATAGCAAAAAGAAGTGATAAAGTATCCTTTCTTGAAGTGCCAAATACAGGTGGTTCAGGCTCTAAGTTTTACAGGATGACAGGGTTTAAATCTCTTTCTAAGAAGATGAATCCAAAAGAATATTCAAGACAATATGTCGATGAGGCATTTGAGACTACTGACATAGTAGGTATGAGTATATCTCAAGATTTTGAGTTCGACCAGATACTCGATTCGCCGCCTCACAAACATATAATAGATATTATCGATGGAGAAAAACTTGGAGCTGACGCTATAGTCAACATTGTACAAGTTGACTTCACGCAAAAAGGAGCGACAGACGGAGAGTATATAGCTGTAAAAAGAGCCTTTGCCATAATACCTGAGTCATCAGGAGATGGTACAGAAGCTTACACATATACAGGTACATTCAAGGTAGCGGGTCAATCTGTAATTGGTAAGGCTACTACTACTGACAAATGGGCAACAATTGAATTTACGGGGGCTTAAAATCCCCCTTTTTACTTAAAATATAAAAGGAGATATAAATATTATGGCTTTTAAATTTAGAGATAATGTGGTTATTCTTGATTTTGATAGCAAGGAATTTACACTTGATCCTTTCGAAAATGATACACTTACAAAGATTGAAGAAGTGGGATTAAAGGCATCTGAGATATCAGAGAGTCTAAAAGATAAACCGGCTCAAGAACAGTTGACAGAAATGATGGACTTTATGTGTGAAAGTATAGACTCTATACTTGGTAAAGGCGCTATAAAGGAGATATTCGGCAAAAGAAAGATAAGATTTTGTGATTTACTTGATATCTTTTCTTATATTGCTGATGAGATGAAGAAAGGTAGAGATACTATCGTTGATAGATATTCGCCTGAAAGATTGAAAAAATGAATATCTTAATTGATAAGCTCCCCTGCTCTGTTATCGTTGATAATATAGATACTGAGATAGTATCTGATTTTAGGACAAGTATATTATTTGAACAGCTGATGAAAGATAATAGCGTAAATGACGATGCGAAGATAGAGCTTGCTCTTAATCTGTATTTTCCTAAGCAGTATATAATAAATACAGTGGATGCTGTAAATAAGATTATATGGTTTTACGGTGGTGGTAAGGAGATAAAAGAAAATGGAGGTAAGTCAAATAGTAGTAATAAACATCTAAATATCTATGACTTTGAGCAAGACGCTGATTATATCTATGCAGCGTTTATGGAGCAGTATAAGATAGATTTGGCTGATATTGATTATTTACATTGGTGGAAGTTTAAAAGTCTATTCTACGGGCTGAATAAGGATATACAGCTATCAAAGATTATGTTTTATAGAAGTGTAGAGCTTACAGACGATATGACTAAGAACGAACGTAAATTCTATAGAGATATGAAAAGACTATATACTCTTGAAGATATGAGAAGCGAAGAAGAAAAAGAACAAGATTTTAATGATTGCCTTGCAGGAATGTTTTAAAAAAAATGATTGCTATAAATCTCCTAATCTGATATGATATGTGTTGTACATAAATATTAGATTAGGAGGATTGTATCATGGTTAAAAAAATTAGATTAGGCATTTTAGTTTTGCTTTTTTCTATTATTGCATTTACAGGTTGTTCAAGTGATAAAAAAGATACTGCTACTCAAGAGCCTACAAAACAAGAGGCTACGGTGCAAACAGATACAAATACTAAAGAAGTAAAAAAAGAAGTATCTGCTCCAGTATCTGAGGAAGTCAAAAAAGAACCTGAGAAAAAAGACATTAAAACTGAGAAGTTAAAATCAGCAGAAGAATATAAAAAAATATTAGAAGATGCATTAAATGAAGAAGATAAAATAACAAGTATCAAAGTTGATAGTGAAAAAGAAGCTATTGTTATATCGATGTCATTAAAAAATTCAACTCCTTTAACTGATGTAGATATTGCAAAAACTGTGTATTCTCAAATATCTGATAAATTATTAGATTATAATGAAATCAAATCAATAAAAGTAATTTTTGAAAATATAGGAGAACTTGAACTATTTACTAATTACAAGAAATTGAACGAGTATAATCTTCCTTATTTTCCGACATTGTTAATAGATGAAAAATTCAAAACATATTAGAAATAGCAGGAGGGAAAGTAAATGGGAAGAGATTTAGGATCGTTGGATTGGACTTTTAGACTTGAATGTCCTGTCCCTAACGACATTCAGGATTTATTGGTTGATGGCGAATATGGAATTTGTGCGTATCAGACTATAAGAGATGTTGCAGTATTTACTAATAGACGACTTATAGTAAAAGATGTTCAGGGACTCATGGGGAAAAAGGTTGAAATATATTCCATTCCATACTCGTCGATAATCATGTATTCAAGCGAAAATGCAGGTAATTTTGATTTTAACGCTGAGATAGAGCTTTGGACAAGAGCGGGTAACATTAAAATAAAAGTCGATCCAAAAGCTAATATCAGAAAATTAGATAAAATTATTGCTACAGCTGTACTTAACAGAGAATTAAAATAGAAATTAAAACGAGACACTTTTTACAGTGTCTTTTTTAATGCTTAAAATCAAGAGGTGATTAATTTGTGAAAAAACAGTGGTACTATTGTCCGCATTGCGGTCAGAAATTGCTATTGTATGATGTGGTAAATGGGAAGAGTAGAAAAATATTTGTAAAATGCAAGAAATGTAAAAAAGAAATTGAAGTAAATATCGAATAATTAGTGAGCCACTGAGCCGTTATTCATCAATTTGGAGGTGATGTAATGGCTTATGATGGCTCATTAATTTTTGATACGAAAATAGATGCAAGTGGCTTTAAAAAAGGATTGTCAAAAATAAGTGCTATCGGTGCAGGCGTGACCAAGTCTATACTTGGTGCAGGTGTAGCAATGACTGCTATCGGCGGATACGCTTTTAAGGTAGGAAGTGACTTTAAGGCGGCAATGTCGGAAGTACAGGCTATATCAGGGGCTACAGGAGAAGACCTTAAAAAGCTTACCAAAAAAGCTGAGGAGATGGGAGCAAAGACAAAGTTCTCTGCGACTGAGTCTGCTGAAGCCTTAAAGTATATGGCTATGGCAGGTTGGGATACTAATAAAATGCTTGCCGCCTTACCCGGTGTGATGAATCTTGCAGCGGCATCAGGTGAAAATCTTGGTACTGTATCTGATATAGTAACCGACGCTATGACAGCATTTAATCTTAAAGCCGACCAAGCAGGACATTTTGCTGATATACTTGCAATGGCAAGTACAAAGTCAAACACTAATGTAAGTATGCTTGGAGAGTCTTTTAAGTACGTAGCTCCTCTTTGCGGTGCACTTGGCTATTCTGCTGAAGATACTGCTCTTGCTCTTGGGCTTATGGCTAATGCAGGTGTAAAGTCATCTATTGCGGGTACTTCACTTAAAGCGTCAATTGCAAACCTAACTAAACCTACCAAGAGAATGCGAGCGGCGATGTCTGACCTTGGCATATCTCTTACTGACGCTCAAGGACAGATGAAACCTCTTAAACAACTGCTTGATGAAATGCGTACAAGTATGAGAGGTCTTAGGAAAGACCAACAAGCGGCCTATGCTACTACGCTTTTCGGTAAAGAGGCTATGGCGGGTATGCTTGCTATAATAAATGCGAGTGATGAAGATTATAATAAATTAGCTGACTCTATCAGAAATTGTAACGGTGCAGCTGATGAAATGAGACGTATCATGGAAGATAATCTCAAAGGTGACGTTACTAAATTAAAATCAGCTGTAGAGGGACTTGGAATAAGTGCATATAACTATCTTGATAAGCCTTTTAGAGGTGCTACTCAAACGCTTACTGGATATGTAAATGAACTTAATCAGTCGATGAAGTCTGTTGAAGATATTAAAAAAGAAATGCTTGCAACAGGAATGTCGGTTGAAGAAGTCAATGCTAAGCTTGCGACAATGGACACATCGAAGATGGTTGGCGGATTTGACGGTTTATCAATAAAGGTCGGAGAAATACTATCAAAGATAGTAAGCAACATGACTACAAGTACACCAAAGTTTATAAAACTTGGTACATCGGTTATAAAAAATCTGCTGCAGGGCTTAAATGATAATATGCCAGGTATAACTCAGTCTTTATCTGACGGTATGACTGAGCTTGTAAAAGGTCTTGCTGATATTGTTCCACTATTTCTTGATACCGGGGCAAAATTTTTGCTTGGACTTGGTAATGGAATACTTAATAATCTTCCGACCATAACTGCAAGTCTCGGCACTATGATTGGCAATATAGCTAATTTTTTGGTTGCTAATATACCGCTGTTTATAAATATGGGAGTTAGCCTGCTAACCGCTTTGGTAAATGGATTTTCAGCAAATCCCGCTACATTTGTAACTACGATAATTACGCTTGTTAATACTCTTGCAACATCAATAACGGAGAATATACCTAATATAGTAAACTGTGGTATCACGCTTATAACTGCTCTTGCTCAAGGTATAGCTGACAATCTACCACTATTAATCGAAACTGTACCAAGGATAATTAATGATTTTGCAAGTGCTATATATAATCAAGGACCGAAGATATTAAAGGCAGCTCTTGATATTATAATAATACTTGGTAAAGGTCTAATTAATGCTATACCTACGCTGATTAAGAATATACCACAGATTATCCTTGCTATAGTGAATGTGTTTACTTTATTCAATTGGGCAAAGCTCGGAACAAATATGATTAACGGCATTAAAAACGGTGCTATAGCTTTAAAAAATAATATAGTAGATGCTATAAAGGGAATAGGCAGTAACATTGTAGCAGGTGTAAGGTATGTATTAAGTGGTGATGGGATAAGAAGCATAGGATCTAATTTTTTAAATCTTATAAAAAATGGTTTTTTAGCTTTTAAAGACGCTATATTCAATACTATAAAAGGTATTGCTAATGGAGTTATAGACGCTGTAAAAGGAATATTCGGTTCAGGCAGTATACCTGAAATAGGCTTAAACCTTATAAAGGGCATAGGCAACGGTATACTTAAAGCTAAGGACTGGATTTTCAATATAATTAAAAATTTCGGTGCTGCGGTTATAGATAAGATAAAGAGCGTATTTGGTATACACTCCCCATCTGTAATAATGCGAGACGAAGTGGGGAAAAATATTGTAAAAGGTATAGCTGTAGGTATCAAGCAAGAGCAGAAAAATCTCAACGACGTAATAGTTAAGATGTCTGAAAAAGCTCTTGCCACAGCAAAGAAAGACGCTAAGGATTATAAAGAGATAGGTAAGCTATACGCTGAGAATATTTCAAAAGGCTTTGACGCTGAGTATAAGAAGTCTGTTTCAAACTTCAATAAGAATATTGATGCTACAGTAAAAAAACAAATTGCTGAGCTTGAAAAACAAAGATTAACTAAAAAATCTTTGATACCGCACAACGATAAGAAAAATAAGGGTATCACGGCTAAAAATGTAGAGATAAAAGAGTACAATAAAAAGGCTGCTGAGAAAAATAAAGAGATAGACAGACAAATAAAAGAATATAAAGAAGCAGGTAAGCAGGTAGGAAAGGCTTACGAAGATAGCCTTAAAGCATCATTTGCTATTGCTGAAAAGACTATATCGGAAGAAATGCAAAAGATAACGGAAGAAGCAAGTAAGCAGTATGAAGAAATCATACGCAAGAAAGAAGAGATGGAGAAAAAGCTTGCTAACTTCGGCGACCTGTTTACGATAGATAAGGAAAGTAAGGAAGTCGTATTAAGCAATATCAACGAACAAATTAAAGCTATTCAAAAGTATAATGAAATGCTTACTGAACTGAAAAACAAGGGAGCATCTGATGGTCTTCTAAACGAGATAACAAAACTCGGCATCGAGGACGGTACTAAGTATGGCGAACAGTTGTTAAAACTCACTAACGACCAATTCAAGGCTTATCAAGACACTTGGACTAAGAAACAAAAATTAGCTAAGGAAGTGGCGGCTAAATTTTACAAGGATCAACTTGATGCATTACAAAATGATATGGTAAATAAACTTGACGCTGCACTTAAAAACGTGCCCAATATCACTAAGAATGTAGGTATAGACTCTATGAAAGGTATGATAGCCGGTATGGACTCTATGAAGAGTAGTGCTGTAGGTAAGGCAAGAGATATAGCTGATGCAATCATAGCTGAAATGCAAAGAGCATTGGATATACATTCGCCATCAAGAGTAATGAAAAATCTTATCGGAAAAAATATCATAAAGGGTGTTGAAGTCGGCATAGATGAAGAAAAAGCTAATCTACTCAAGAAATTAAAGGGAGTAGTCGGTATGGTGTCTGATGAAATGACACTTACTACTAAGGCAAACAATGGATTTAGCGGTAAGACTACAGTAGTAACTAATAATAATGACAATGGAGTTAAGCAAGAGATTAATATATATCAACCTGTTAAATCACCTCTTGAAATGATGAGAGAGGCAAAGAGAACTGCAAAGGAGCTGGCATATGCAAATTAAGAAAAATATATATTTGGAGCTGTCAAATATAAGAGATAAGCTGAATATGGGTACAGGAACAGACTTTAAAATAAGAGCGTATGAGGGATTTGAGGCATCAGATTATCAGATAGGATATAAGCAGAACGCTCAGATAGACAGTGCTACAATAACCAGTAAGAAAGTTGAGCCCAGAGAAATCACGATTGAAGCTGAGTGTACTGATACCTTGAAAGATAAGATTCTTAGGTTTTTCAACCCTAAAATGACAGGTAAATTGATAGTAGAGCTAAATAATAATAAGAGATGGATAAACTATGAAGTAAAATCTCTTAAGATTAAACAAGAGAGCTTATTCGAGCCTATTCATTTTATCGTTACTTTATTTTGTGCTCAGCCGTTTTTTATGGATATGTCGGACTTTGGAAAGGATATAGCGGCGTCCGTACCGCTCTTTGCCTTTCCTTTTGTTTGGAAGGTAAATAGAGATTATGTCATATCATATAGACAGTTTTCTACTAATTTTATGATAGTAAACGGCGGAGACGTATTTACAGGTATGAAAGTAGACTTTATAGCAAGGGATGTGGTAAGAAATCCTAAGTTATTTTTGCAAGACGGAAGTTTTATCCGGGTACTTGTTGAAATGAGAGAGGGAGATACATTAACTATAAATACTAATCCAGGTAGCAAGAGCATATATTTTAACGGTCAAAACATAACCAATAAGATGGATAGAATGAGTAATTTCATTGGTCTTAAGGTCGGCGAAAATGTACTTACCTATACGGCGGATCAAGGATATTTGCATTTAATAGTTAGACTCTTTTATACTCCAATGTATCTGGGGGTGTGATATGGTAGAGCTTTTGATAATGAATGAAGAATTTGAGATATTATCTGTGATGGATGATTTTTCGTCTCTTGCTTGGGGCGGTAAGTTTTTCGGTGTGGGAGATTTTCAAATAGAATGTCCTATTAGGTATATGAGCGTACTTAATAGAGCTCAGTATATATTTAGAAATGACGAGGAAGATACAGGAGTTATAGAGTATATCAATCCACAAAAAGACGAACTCGGCTCATGGAATATAGTTATAAAAGGTAAATTCTTGAAGTCTTTGCTTGAAGACAGAGCAATAAATGAGACTATGCACTTTCAAAAAAAAACTATCGAAGAGATTATGTTGACTATGATAAGTCATCATTTCATAACAAATAAGACATTTAAAAGGTTTGAAGTTAAATATAGTAATAATTTTACTGAAAAACTGAGTATGCAAGTTACAGGAGTATCTGTGCTTGAAAAGATACTACAACTTGAAGAGGAGCAAAAAGTATCCTGTAAGGTAGTATATGACTATCTAAGAGATAAGATAGTATGCTCAGTGGTTGTGGGAGTGGATAGAACATCAAATCAAAATGATAATAACTGGGTGGTTTTTTCAGAAGATAGAGAAAATATATATGATGTGAGCTATTCTAAAACAAAGACATTTAAAAACTTTGCCTATGTAGCAGGTGCAGGAGAGGGAAAAGACAGAATAGTAACCACTGTTGATATAAGAAAGGCAGGAGAGCCTCTAAAAGAGTTGTATGTGGACGCAAGAGATTTGCAAGATATAGATGACAAAGGTAATAAAATACCGATGGATAAATATTTACCAACGCTTGTACAGCGTGGCAAGGAAAAATTAGCTGAGTATACTGTGATTGAAGAGTTAGAGGCTAAGGCTAATTTGGACAGTGTATTAAAATACAAGATGGATTATAATCTTGGTGATATTGTTGAGTTTATAGATAATGAAATAGGAGTTAATGCTGCACTTAGAATAGTGGCAATAAATGAAGAAATTGAAGATGGCAAGCGAGAGCTTGCTATTGTTTTTGGTAAGGAAAGATTGACGCTTAAAGACGTAATAAAAAGAGAGGTGATGTAATATGAAAGCTTTCCCATTTCAATCGAATTATACAGGAGATGACGGACATGGCAATCCGACGTATGATAGAGCTGTAGACGCTGAATTTTTCAGGTCGATGTGGAGATTATTTTTTACCGATGGAGTATTTGCAAATCCCGCAACTAATTTTCAGGTATTTGCTAATAGCGGAATGAATATCAAGGTAAAACCTGGTACTTGCTTTATTAAAGGTGTAACAGGGATTGAGATACTTGATACTGATATTATAGTTCCAAAGGCAAGCGACATATCGGCAAGAACGGATATAGTCGTGCTTAGAGTTGATTTTACTCAAAATAGGAGCTTGTCAATTGAACTTAAAGAAAATACAACGACGTTAAGACGTGACAGCGATGTGTGGGAGCTACAGATTGCAAGTATTCATGTAAAGCAAAATGCAATGGCTATAAATCAATCTGATATAACAGATACAAGGCTTGATAGCAATGTATGCGGTGTTGTTACAAGTGTTATAAATCAGGTTGATACAACGACAATATTTAATCAGTATATGGATTATTGGAATAGAAAGAAAGCAGAGAATGAAATAAAGTGGCAAGAGCAGATGAATTCGCAAGAGAAAAGATTTGTTGAGCAAAAAGACTCAATCGAAGCTTGGTATGCGTCTGTAAAGGCTAATATTTCATTGCTTAAGACTTTTGATTTTGATAATATAGCAGAGCTTAACGGCTCTAAGAGAGAAACAACGTTTAATGGTGATGGTAGCATATACGAACTGATATCAATATCTGCAAGTGGTAGAAAGATAGCTGAGAGAACTACATCGTTTTTGGGCGATGGCAGGATAAGTGTTAATATCAAAGTGTATAAAGATGACGGAGCTACTGTAGTTAAACAAAGCACTACAGTAACTACGTTTAACGGAAATGGAACTATATCGGAGGTAGTAAGCTAATGTGGGCAGCAATTAAAAAAGCTATAAACAGTAATCTCGCAAAACCGCTTAATGTTTTGCTTGGTGAATTTTATAACTCTCATAAGACAGATATCGGAAACACATATAATAAGGCGTATGAGGCGAATGACAATGCTTTGAAATCTGTTCAAAAAGGGCAAGAGATTGTTAATATGCTTAACGACACAGGTGGGAAGAGATACACAGTAAATAGAAGTGGCAATCTGAACGGATACGAAAGATTCGATTATTCGGGTGGTGGGGGTATTCTCAGATTTGTAAGATTTGAATACAATGGAAGTGATCCTCAAATTATAGTTGATGGTGTCTATATTTCTAATACCACAAACTCATTTCTTTATGTAAAATCAAGAGATGAGCAAATTCAAGGGAATATGGAGCTTATAGAGTTTAGGAATAGTATTACGATTCTTTGTCAAGGTGCAAGAAGTTTAAGATTTCTCGTCCAAACAGAAAGGTAGGAGTATATGAAAGTATTATTGAGATTTAATAAAAAAGATAATTCATTTGTTGATATGCAATCAGCAGTAGATGAGTATGTTCATAAGTATCAAGATGTGGAAGAATTACCTAATAAGGACGGATTTTTTACATCTCTTGATTATGACGAAAAGGCGAAAAAGGCAGTAATGAAATATGTTGAAATTCCAAAATCAAAGGAAGAGGAAAAGATAAAAGAGCTTAAAGAAGCTGTATATGCTATGCAAGAACAATTGTTACAAAACTCAAATTAGTTATCTACTTCAAAAAAGGAGTTTAGATATATGTTAAAAACAATTTATTTTATTCAACTTTTAGGAGGCGCTATAATGGCAAAAAACAAATACTCTGCTAACATTCAATTTTATATTGATTATTCAGCTTTAAAGATTTTCAACAAAGAAAGAACAATAGAACAAATCTTTAAAAAATTTCAAAGTGATGTCTTAGAAATTTGTAAGAATGACTACAATTGTGATGGATACGGACAGCCACTTGAAAAAGAAGCAGGTCAAGAGTAATTAAATACAAGGCAATAATATAAGACTGATAAGGTCTTTTTTTTATTGCCTTAAATTTAAAAAAAGCGAGGTGAATTTATGAGTGTGGAATTAAGTATATTAATATCCGTTGTATCTGTCAGTTTTGCAATATATGCAGGGCTGTCAAATCTGAAAAGAAATCAAACGCAGGACGATAAGAACAGCGCAAGTCAGATGACAACGGTAATCGTGAAATTAGAAAATATCGGCAACGGCATAGCGGAAATCAAGTCTGAAATGTCTAACGCTAAAGAAGATATACGAGAAAACAGGGAGAGGATTGTAAAAGTCGAAGAGAGTGCAAAGCAATCGCATAAAAGAATTGACAGGCTTGAAAGTCAGCTACGAGGTGTTTATGAAAAAGAAAATTGAATTTAGCAAGATAATATTTTGTTTTGTTACATTTTTTATCATCTTGCTTACCCTATTCAGCTTTTACATGATGTATAAAACTAATGATTTAAGCCCGTTAGCATATCTCATTCCAGGTTGGTTTGGAGAGATGGGAATAGCTACGGGCTTTTACTACAATAAAGCAAAAGCTGAAAATCTAATCAAACTAAAGAAAATATATAAACTTGACAATGAAACCATTGAATTGATAAAGGAGTAAAGACATGAAACAAGAATACTTTGAAATATTAATATCTGTACTAAAGATTATCTTGATGTTGGTAACAATATTCGTGATGCCGAGAATTAAGGCATTTATTGACCAAAACACTACAGCAAAGCAAAGACAAGAGCTTATTAATTTTGCCAATATTGCTATTAAGATGGCTGAAGAATACTACAAAGATAAAAATAAGGGCAAAGAAAAGAAAGATTTTGTAATAGATTGGCTGAATAAAGCAGGAATAAAAGCAACAGAAGAACAAATTAATAATATAATTGATATGATAGTAGCGTGGTATAACGCTAATGGTTGGAATAAGGCGATAACAAAGGAAGTGATATAGTTGAAATCAAGGGCTGATATATTACAGTACGCTAAATCATTGATTGGCTACACTAATTACAAAATGGGAGCTAAGTGGTACAATTACGGCAATAATGCCGAAAAACCTAAGCTCCTTGACTGTTCAGGCTTTGTGGTTTGGTGCTATAAGATGGCAGGTTTTAACGTACCAGACGGCACATATCATCAATGGCAAAACTCTATGGAAATACCTCAAAATCAATTAAAAGTCGGAGATATAGGTATCAAAGAATTTAACGGTGTAGGCATGTATAATCACGTTGGAATATATGCAGGTAATGGACTTTGGATACATTGTAATTTCAGTCGTAACGGTGTGACGATTGAAAAGACAAATGTATTCAAATACTATAGAAGATTTACTAATCTAATATTTGAAGATGACAGACCTGCATATAAACCGAGGATTGGAGATGATGAAATGGTAGAAAAAGGGAAATTTTTAGTAAACGGAAAGCCTATTGAGATAGATAGAATAATGAAAGATAACTTTCAATTTGTAAAACTTCAAGACTTAGTCAAGGCAGGATTGATTAAGGCGGAGTGGGATAATAAAACTAAAATTACAAAAATTATTAAATAA